GGATTGGGTGGTCGGGGCCGGCCTGCTTCACGCCCCGCCGCCGCAGCGACCAGACGAGATAGGCGTTCAGGCACCTCGCGCGCGTGGCCGACATTGCGGGGGTCCACTCAAGCGCGTTCCGCTCTGCCCATTCCCAGGCGCCGACCTCCTGATCGAGGCGCGTGCTCGACTGCCTGGGGCCAAGGATGTGGCCGATCTCGTGCAGCGCGACCGCGTAGGTCTTCGCGGTCTTCACCGGCCTGATCTTGATGCGGCGGCTCTTGCGGTAGGCGCGCCCGTTCCCTGAATAGATATGCAGAGTGATGCTTTCGATCTTGCAGATGCGGGCTATGTGCGCGGCGTAGTCCATGCCTTCCCCCTATGCTGCGTTGCGGCTGTTGTGCCCCAGGCCAATCGACGCCCACTCGGCCTCGCGCGCCAGCTGGTGCAGGCGGTTGAGCCGGTACATGTTCGCAAGCTCCCACTTCGTGCCGCCGCGGTTGCCCCGGCGCGGCTTCAGGTGCGCGCGCTCGCAGACCCGCTCCATGTCAGCCAGGGCCTCCACGTCGCGGGATTCCCGCACCCACTCCAGCGGCAGCGCTTCCCAGTGCGCGGCGATCTGCTGGTAGCGCTTGAACGAAATCGCGCGCCCGTTGATGCGGCGCAGGCCGTCGAGCCATGACGTCAGGTTGTGCGCCGTGACGTTGGTGCCTGGGGTGGTGATCATGCCGCGGCCTCAACGATGGCCGAGTAGATGCCCGCCGGCAGCTGGCGCTTGTACTTGCGCAGCACCTTCGCGCCCAACACCGCCTGCTTCTTGGTCAGGGTCGCCTGCCCCGCCAGCTGCATGCCGATGCCGGTGTCTACCCGGTTGAAGCCGACGTTGTTGCGCTGCATGGCGCGGTCTTGGTTGGCACCGTCGAGCAACCGGAGACCCATGTGGATTGCCGCCACCTGCTCGTCGGTGATCTTGGCGGCGGCCTCTGCGATGGCCTCGCGCGTGAAGCGCTTGGTGGCGGCTTCCTCCCGGCGCTCCTTCGTCGCCTGGGCGCGTTCTGCAGCGGCGGCCTCGGCCTCTGCCTTCTCGCGGGCCGCACGCTCCTCCTGGCTGAGCTTGGCCAGCTCGGCGCGGTCGCGGAGCTGCTGCGCCGCCTCGGCCAGCAGGTCGTCGAGGTCGAAGTCGGCGGGCGCCTCTGCAGGTGTCTCCTCGGTGGCCTCCTTGGTGTCTAGCGCGCGGTCGATCACCGCTTGCTTGGCGACCAGGGTGTGGGCCAGCTTGCAGTCCAGCGAGCCATCCAGAACGATGTGCTGCACCAGCACCGAATTGACCTGACCGATGCGGTGGCAGCGATCCTCGGCTTGGCTCATCGCCCCCGGTGTCCAGTCCAGCTCGGCGAACACCACATGGGATGCCGCGGTGAGCGTCAGGCCCACGCCGGCAGCGCGGATCGAGCCAATGAAGTAGAGGCAGCGGGGGTCCTGCTGGAAACGGTCAACCGCGGCCTGCCTGTCGTGCATGCTGGTATCGCCCGTCAGCACGACCACCGAACCGGGGTGCTCCTTCTCAAGGCCGGCGCGCAGCGCGTTGACCACGTCGTGGTGATGGGCCATCACGACCACCTTGCCGGAGGCGTCCAGCAGGTGCTCGATCACATAGGGCACCTTCGCTAGGGCGGTGTCGTGCCGCAGCTGGGCCATCTCGGTGAAGGCGGCGCTGGTCGCGCTTCGCAGCTTCTCGACGGCCTGTTCGTACGTGCTGGCATCGTCGGCCGCCTTGGCTAGCTCCAGGGCGATGCGCGCCTGGGTGATGGTAGCCTCGTGGCGCGCTTCGGCGGCGGCCTCCTTGGCGACCAGGGCGGACGCACCGTTGGCCGGTAGCGCGATCACCTGCCGGCGCTTCGGGGGCAGGTCGGTGAGCACGTCGGCCTTGAGCCGGCGGACCATGACGGACTCGCGGAGGCGGTCCTGCAGCTCGTCGAGGTGCGAGGCGCCCGAGAAGTCCCAGCCGTGGCTGGTCTGGTGGGCGGCGCAGTAGCGCTTCGCGAAGTGGAAGAAGTGGTTCCAGTTCGTCGGGTCGAGGAAGCTGATCAGCGACCACAGCTCCACCGGCCGGTTGATGATCGGCGTGCCGGTGAGGAACACCCGGCGCTTCGCCGGGATGGGGTCCATGGCCTCAACGATCTCCCGGCCTTTGCGGCCTTCCTTGCGGCCCACCACCTCGGCAGTGCGCTTGGCCTTGCCGTTCTTCAACGCGTGGCACTCGTCGGCCACGAGGATGTCCCACTCCTTAGCGCGCAGCTGGGTGTGGAATTTGCCGAGCAGGTCGTAGTTGATAATCACGACTTCCGCGAAGTGCGGCCACGTTGACTTGCCGCTCTCGATCACCGCGATGGGGCGCTTCTTGACCAGCCACTTCGCGCACTCCCGCCGCCAGTTCAGCCGCAGCGAGGCGGGGCAGATCACCAGAATCCGCTCGGCCTCGGGGGTGGCGTTCATTAGGCCGATGGCCTGGATCGTCTTGCCCAGGCCCATCTCGTCGGCAATCAGCGTGGCGGGGCGCTGTGCGGCGAACGCGATGCCCGCGCGCTGGTAGGGCAGGTAGGACAGGCCCTCGGGGGCCGGGGTCTCGATCGCTGCGTCGGTGGCGCGTGAGGCTTCGCGCGCTGCGGCCTGGGCGGCCTGCATTTGCTCCGGCAGCGGCTCCGCGCGCTGCACCAGCCATGCGGCACCGATCTTGCGCACGGTGTAGCCGGCCTGGATGAGCTGGGGCTTGTGGGAGCGCCACACCTGCCAGAACGCCTCGTTCGGGGTGGCGGTGCTCACCATGCGCGGACCACGCTCGGTGCCCTTCATTTCCGGGGTGGTCCAGTCGAGTTGCGGAACGGCGGTCATGGCGTCCTCGGGTGCGGTGTTCCTTACCCGGACAATATAGCAAAACGCTACACACTCCACAACGACAAAAGGACGCCTCAGATCGGGGTTGCAACTGCGCAGGCTGGGTTGAGCACCACGTCAACGATGTGCGCGCCCTCCGTGCCCGGGCGCCCATTGCAGACGCAGGTGAGCCCGGCGGCCTCAAGCGCGGCCTTGATCTCGGCCATACCCCGGTCGGGTCCGTAGCGCCCGCCGGCCCAGGCGAACGCTTGGTGGTAGTCGCCCCAGCGGTCGGCGAAGGCGTCGGAGACGCGCACCCAGGCGCCGTCAATGTGCTTGACGGCAGCCCGCATGCGACGGGTGAGCGGGTGTGCTGTGCGCTTGGTCATGCCGCAGCTCCCTGGGACAGCAGCGCGGCATCGATTGCCGCTGCGCGCGCCGCGCTGGCCTGGATGCGGTGCGGCGTCGTCCAGCCGCCACGCTTTCGGTGCGTGACTAGTGTGTAGCCGTCATCCACGTACTCGGCGGTCGCCCAAACGAAGGCCTGCCGGCGGTGCCACGAATACTCCTTGCCGTCGCTGAACAGGACGACGCCCGAGCTAGGGCGCCCCCCGTTCGTGCTGCTGACCGTGATCTTGGAAACCTGCAGCGGCATGGCACCTCACCCCTTCTCGAACGAGATGCAGCCCGGGTTCTCCCAGAGCCAGTAGCCACCGCGATCCTTGGCCCACTGCAGCAGCTCGGGTGAGATCCAGGGGTCGCCGCCGCGGAACTCGCCGTAGTAGTCGCAGCTGCCGTAGGTGCTGCCCTCGTCCTCGCCTGAAATGTAGAGGCGGCCGTTTCGGATGAAGGACGGCGGCGGGCCGAACACCTGTTCCCAGCTGTTGGCGCGATCGAGGTCAACGCAGACCTGGGGGAGCGAGGCTTGCAGGGCAACCAGCTCGTTGGACACCGCATAGTTCTCGTCGGTCTCCCAGCCGGTGTGACACGCCTTGCAGGTGCCGCGCTTCTGCTCGTCGTCTCCGAACAGCGGCACTTCGCAGGGCTCGGTCACCCACACCCGGCGGTCCATCTTGACCTCGCCGGTTGCGATGTTGAGGGTGCCATGCGTCCGCACGAAGCGGCGCATCTGGGTGCAGGAGGTGTGTCGGGTCTTGCGCTTAGCCATTGGTGGTCTCCGTGGTGTGTTGCTCTCAGTACGGACTATATAGCAACTTGCTACACACCACACAATCCCGAGCGGGAACAATTAGGCCGCTTCGCGTAGCCATGTTCCCAGTTGGGAACGCTGCTCGCCGATGCCGCCCTTGGCGCGCAGCACCACGGCGTCAGCTGCAACCAGATCGGCCTCCTTGAAGCCAGCCAGGAAGGATTCGAAGACCCGCATGTACGGGCCGGCCCCCACCATGATGACCCTGGCGTAGGGGTTGTAGGCATACGAGCGCAGCTGCCAGCCGGCGCCGGCCTCCACGTAGGCGGAGGAGCCCCGAATGCGGTTGGGCTTGATGGCACCGAAGCGGTCGTTGGGGGCGTAGATGCCGCGCTCGATCAGGTAGTCGGCCTTCTGCTCGGTCAGGCGGGCCTCGTAATCACCGATATAGCTGTGCGCCGACCCGAACCCGTGCTTGCCCGACAGCACGCAGATCGTGGTGTTGTGCTCGCGCACGTTCAACTCGTCGGGGATGTAGGTGCGCAGGGTCTGCCAGAGCGGGCCGTTGTAGAGGCGTGAAGCTGGGATCGGCCGCGCCTCCGGACCGCGCTTCAGCTTGGTGGCGCTGCAGGACATCATCAGCAGCGTGCACGGCTTCAGGACCTCCTCCTTGTCGGGGTCGAACAGCGGTATCAGGTCGTCCATGGTGCCCTCGCCGGCGCATTGCCTCCAAGCGAATATAGCAAATTGCTTGACACCTTCCAACGAGCGGCGCCACAATAATCGGACAAACCGTGCAACCGGGGGACACCCGTGCCCAAGAAGGAACTCCGTCTCGAGGATGTTCGCGAGCTGCTTGAGAAGCTCTGCCACGATGCCGGCGGTCAGCGTGAGTTTGCCCGCCAGCACGGGCTGAATGTCGCCTACGTCTCCCAGGTGATCCTGGGGCGCCGTCCGCCCTCGGACGATATGTGCAAGATCCTTGGCCTCAAGGACGACGGTCGCCGCTGGGTGCGGGTGTAGGTGGCCGCAGCGCCGCCAGCACCCGCTGCGCCTCCTCCTTCGTCAGCCCCGAGACCGTCGCCAAGTGGTGCAGGCCACCGATAGCCCAGAGGCGCCCGGCCTCGTTGTGCTTCGGATGCGTGAAGCTGCCGAACGGCTGGTAGATGTAGGGCCCCTCGGGCGCGCGATCTGTCATGCTGTCCTCCTGGCTGAAGTGTCACCGGCAACCGAACCTCCGTGCCAGCGACGAGAAACGCTTGCCCACGCAACCGGCTGAAGAACGGCGCCGCCACACACCAGTCCGGCCCACTTGCGCGCCGGGCCGCGCAGGCTCGCGCCTGGCAGGCGCTGCGCACCGCGGCCCCAGGTAGGAACCGGGCCACGCTATCGCCCGCCAGGCGCGAATTCTGCGGCGCCGCTGGGTTGCATCACCTGCCGGTTTCCCAGTTGGCATCCGTCTCCCACTCGCTCTTCTTCGGCTTGCGCTCGCCGATCTGACCCAGGGGGCTAACCCTCCAGGCGGCCAGCTGCAGGCCGGAGCGCGGCTTGCCTTCACGGTCCTCCCA